TGATGTCAAAGAAGACAACATGGTTCGTGAATATGTTGACAAAGTTCAAATGCCTGCTAACAAAGCCGAAGGCCACGAAGTTGGTAAAGGCGGTAGTGTTGCAATCAACAAAAAGCCAGTTCACGCAGGAACCAACCGTATGGGCGGTGAAAGCAAAAACATCCTCCCAGGTGGCAGTGAAAAAGCTCCCGATGGAACCAGCCCTCCAGCTAACAAAACTGCTGGTGTGCTGAAGAAAGGTGGCGATCTAATTGGTAACATTGAAAATCGTCCAAACAGTCATACCAAAGGTTACACAAACAAAGCTACTAGCTACGAAAAAGCTCATGGAAAAGAAGGTGAAACCACTGACGGTAAAATGAAAGTGGATACCAAGAGCTTAGTCGGCGGTCGCATTCGCTAATGGCAAAACCAATGGCAACAATACTTAGAGAAAATCTTACTTTTGACAAAGCCGGTGTCCAACTTCTTTACGAAGATGAAGCCGGCGGTCAGGGTAAAAGTCTCTATATGAAAGGGATATTTCTTGAGGGTGGAGTTAGAAACGGCAATGAACGTATCTATCCTGTGCAAGAAATATCTCGTGCTGTGGATTCCATAAACGAACAAATTAAAACTGGTCGTAGTGTGCTAGGCGAAGTAGATCATCCTGATGATCTTAAAATCAATCTAGATCGTGTTTGTCATATGATAACACAGATGTGGATGGATGGTCCAGCAGGCCATGGCAAGTTAAAGATCCTGCCTACACCAATGGGACAACTGGTTAAAACCATGTTAGAAAGTGGTGTAAAGTTAGGGGTGTCCAGCCGCGGCAGCGGTAACGTAAACGAAAGTAATGGACATGTAAGTGACTTTGAGATAGTCACAGTTGATATTGTAGCGCAGCCAAGTGCACCTCATGCTTATCCTAATGCCATTTATGAAGGGCTTATGAATATGCGTAATGGACACAAGGTTCTAGAAATAGCTGATGAAGCTAGAACAAATCAAAGAGTGCAAAAGTATCTGAAAGAGCAGGTCGTGAACCTGATCAGAGACTTAAAATTATAGGAGATGTATATGTTCGATGCTATCAAATCATTATTAGATAGTGGCATCATAAACGAGGATACTCGTGTTGCTATAAATGAAGCTTGGGAAACCAAACTCAATGAGGCACGTGAGCAGATTCGAGCCGAACTCCGAGAGGAAATGGCTAGCCGCTACGAACATGATAAAAAGGTAATGGTTGAAGCTTTGGACAAGATGGTAACTGAGAACCTAACCTCGGAAATCGAAGAGTTTGCTGCTGAAAAGAAAGCTGTTGTTGAAGATCGTGTACGTTTCAAAGCTCATATTATGGAAAGTGCAGGACGTTTTGACAATTTCATGGTCAAGCAGTTAGCCAAAGAAATCCAGGAATTACGTGAAGATCGTCGTCGCAGTACCGAAGGATTCAAAGTATTAGAGTCTTTCATTGTTCGTGCTCTCGCAGATGAAATCCGCGAATTTGCTCAAGACAAGCAAGAAGTAGTTGAAACCAAAGTTAAATTAGTTTCTGCTGCTCGTGAAAAGCTAGCTGAGTTAGAGCGTCGTTTCATTGCACGTAATTCACGTTTAGTTCAGGAAACAGTTTCATCGAATCTAAAAGCTGAATTGACACAACTAAAAGAAGACATCCAAGTTGCTCGTGAGAACATGTTTGGACGTCGTATTTTTGAATCGTTTGCTAGCGAGTTTAGTTTAACACACCTCAACGAGAACAAAGAGATTAAGAAATTACGTAAAGCTCTTGAAGACCAAACAAGAATTCTCGAGGGATTCAAAAACGAAATCGACAACAAAGAAAAATTAGTTGAATCAAAAGATCGTGAAATCAAGATCATCAAAGAGTCAACAGAACGCAAAGAAATCATGAGCGAACTGTTGAAGCCTTTGATTCGAGAGAAAGCTGAAGTTATGAATCAGCTACTCGAAACAGTGCAAACCGATAGACTGAAGTTTGCATTTGAAAAGTATCTTCCGGCTGTCTTAAATAACTCGGCTGTAGCTCGTACTGACAAAAAAGTATTAGCAGAGTCGCGTGTTGAAGTCACAGGAGATAAGACCGCTAAACAATCACAAACTTCGAACAGTGACACTAATGTCATAGATTTGAAGCGTTTAGCAGGGCTAAAATAAAAATAGTTTAACCTTAAAGGAAAATTACAATGTCACAAGTATTATTAGAAAGCCGTTGGGGCGAAACTAAAGAAGCCCTGCTCGAAGGTTTACAAGGCTCACGCCGCACTTCGATGGCTGTTATTTTAGAAAACACCCGCAAGCACCTCGTTGAGAATGCCACAGCCGGTGCCACTCAAGCCAGCAACGTTGCTAGCTTAAACCGCGTTATTCTTCCAGTTATTCGTCGAGTAATGCCAACCGTTATTGCTAACGAAATCATTGGTGTTCAGCCAATGACTGGCCCAGTTGCTCAGATTCATACTCTGCGTGTTCGTTATGCTGAAAGCATGACTGACAGCAGCGGTTTTGCTACCAGCACCACAGCCGGCGATGAAATGCTAAGTCCATTTAAGATCGCTGTTGCTTATTCGGGTGATAGCTCAACCGGTCGTGCAACTAGCACAGCAGCACTTGAAGGCGTACCAGGTCGTAAGATCAACGTACAGATCGTCAAGCAAGTTGTTGAAGCTAAAACACGTAAGATGAGTGCACGTTGGACATTTGAAGCTGCTCAAGACGCACAAGCTATGCATGGTATCGATGTTGAAGCTGAAATCATGGCTGCTCTTGCTCAAGAGATCACCGTTGAAATCGATCAGGAAATTCTTGGTTCGCTTCGCGCTCTTGCTGCTCAAGAGTTTACATTCAACCAAGCTGCTGTAAGCGGTACTGCAACATTCGTTGGTGACGAACACGCTGCTTTAGCTGTTCTTATCAACCGTGCTGCAAACTTGATTGCTCAGCGTACACGTCGTGGTGCTGCTAACTGGGCAGTTGTTTCACCTGCTGCACTTACCGTGCTCCAGAGTGCTACAACCAGCGCATTTGCTCGTACCACAGAAGGCACATTCGAAGCTCCAACCAACACCAAGTTTGTTGGAACATTAAACAGTGCAATGCGTGTTTACGTTGACAGCTATGCTAGCGATAGCACACCAGTTCTCGTTGGTTACAAAGGTTCCAGCGAAGCTGATGCCGCAGCATTCTACTGCCCATACATTCCATTGATGAGCAGTGGTGTTGTTCTTGATCCAGCTACTTTCGAACCAGTAGTTGGCTTTATGACACGTTACGGATACATCGAACTTACCAATACAGCATCATCGCTTGGTAACGCCGGTGATTATGTATCTGAAATCGCTGTTCAAAATCTTTCGTTCCAGTAATCAAAACTTCTTATCGGGATGGGAAGTCAAAAAGGGCCGCAAGGCCCTTTTTGTTTGACTATAAATAAAACTATGAAAATCCGTGAAATATTAGTTGAGTATCAGAGAGATATTACTGCCCAACGTATGGGCAAGAAACTGTTAGATGCTATAATAAACTCGCCAGATTTTATGCGAATAGGCCAGCTATTAAACTACTTCGTGCCCGCTATAGAACCACTTTTCAGGGCAATATATAACAATGGTGGACTAGATGATGAAATTGGCAGTGACCTTGAAGAAATTTGGAATGCTCGCTCACTGGATATTATTAATGCCGCTTTAAGATTTTTGGAATCAAAAGATCCTACCAATAACAAACAGTACACACCGTGGTTAGCTAGAACAATTATAAACAATCCTGGTCAAAATTGGGAAGATTTAAATAGAGATAATTTTTTAGGTTTATATCATATTGGTAAACAACGTAGATTGATTAGGCCTGAACACGCAGATATCAATAAATTTGCAACTTACGATGCATTTGAAGATGTAATGTGGTCACAATATAATCATTATGAACTTGAAACTAAAGCACCAGAAAACCGCGGAGAAGCCAAAGAAATTTACAAGGATAAAGATGTACGGGTTATACAACCTATAGATCAAACAGCGGCTTGTCATTATGGTAAAGGAACACGTTGGTGTACATCAGCTACTCGTGGCGACAATTATTTTGACCACTATAACCAACAGGGTCCATTATATATTTTAATACCAACGGAACCTAGCTATACAGGGGAAAAATATCAAGTGCATTTCCCCACTGATCAATTTATGAACGAACAAGACTATGATGT